TATCTGGTAAAGTTTTAAGTAGTTTTATTAATAATAAAAATTCATTAGGATTAGATTTATCTATATCCATATTAACCCCTACTACATTTATATCATTTTGAAAATTTAATATAAATTCTCTAAGGTATGTTGAATTTTGAACTGTTTGAATATAATTTCTAGAATTAGAATCTAATACTGTGTTTCCTTGGGTTGTAGATAATTTTAATTCATTTCTAGTTGCTGATATTTCTGATATTCTAAAAACAGGAGTTATAGAATTAAATATTCTTCTTTTTTGTATATTTGTTTTTAATCTATATTCACCTGTGTTATAACCATTTTCATTAAGTATTTGTTGTGGATTAATATTTATTTCATTTGTTAATCCTCCTATACTTTCTCCTGTGTCGAAATCAGTATATTCATATACACTATTTAATAAATTATTATTAAGATCATATATATGGACTTCTACAAAATCTTCAGGTCTACCAAATTTTCTGTCAACTGATACAGACTTTAAATCATCTATATTTTTAATGTCTACCCGAGTAATATTATTTTCAGCAACTGTTTTAGCCATTTATATTATCTTTGTTTTAATATTGAAATTTCTTGTTCTTTAACTTTATTATCAGCTTCTAAAATATTTTTTTCTGATTCTAAAGTTGCTATTCTTTGTTCTAAAGATTGTATACTGTTTCTTAAATCTCTAATAATTTTATCTGAAGATAACTCTGCATCTTGTAAATATTCTCCACTTCTATTAAATAAAACAGTGTGGGACAAGGTTCCTGTTTGGGGTATTTGAAAAAATAATTTATTATATATTTCAAAAAAGTTTGTTAGTGAAACATTATCAACTGATGATTTTAATTCATTAAAAGATCTATCTATCAATTTATTAGCTTCTGTTGCTTCGTATGCTTTTTTAGTTAATTTCATTATCTTACTACTTTAAAGAAATAATCTTCGTCATAAATATTAATTCCATCATTATTATCAACTCTAAACATTAATTTATAATAACGCTCAGGTTGAAATCCTTCCATCCATAAATCAAAATACATTCCATCACTATTAGCACTTAATTTTGTATATTCTGTGTCAAAAGGAATTATTACTTCATCCGTTTCTGCGTCTCTAACACTATAATAACTTGTTTTAGGTAAATATTGTGTGTCTAAATAGTTTGAACTTGTTACAAATGTTCTGTCTGGGTATCTTTTTCTTGTGGTTAATCTAAAACGTTGTTTTGATTTTCTTTGAAATTCAGTTTTATTATTATATAATGATAAAAATATATCCCCACTAGTTAAAGCTGTAGCTCCACTACCTGTTATGTAAGTCGAATCATCCCATTTAAAAGTTAATTTAGGAGGATAAATTGTATGAGTATTAGTTGAAAAATAACTTAAACCCCCATAATTAAAACTATCTTCTTCTACACTTAAAGGTTTTTTAATTATAAAACCATTATTAATTATAGCATCGGGATATGTATCTCCCGTGTAATAACTAGATGAAAATTTTTGAATTATAGAAGTAACATCTATATCAGTGTCTAAAACATCATTTTCAAAAAAACTATCTTCACCTCTAAAATTACTACCTGTATACCAATTTCCCCCACCTGCTTGTAAAGTATAGGATCCAGTTGTTCCAGGTGCAAATCCAGATGTTACCCATTCAGAAGATGTTAATTCTGTTCTATGAATCCAAGTTGCACCATTTGCTGCTTGAAAACTACCAGTAGCTATATAGGGGGGATTTGATTCATATCTTTGCGTGCCCTCAGCAAAAGCAACATATAAAGGAAATGCTTCTATTACATGGCTATTAGCTAATTGTTTGTGTTCTGTAGAATATAAATTTAATGATATTTTTAAATTATTGGGTGTTACTTCTTTAGCAACTCCTGATAGTTTATTTTCTATAACATCTTTTATATCTAAATTTGCAAATTTCATTAATATACGAGAAGTATAATATATTTCTCCTGTGGTTGATTTTTCTTCAACTAATTCAAGAATCTCATCACGACCTGTGTTCATGTTTATTCTGTCAGGATGACTATATATTGTAGCGTCTTTTTCTGGAAATATAGAGTAATATGCCATTTTAATATTGTTTTATTTTACCCTTAATATCTGTATCTGGGTATTTTAGTTCAAAAATACTAGGGTCTAAAGAAGGATAAATTATTCCGTTTTTAGTAGCTGTTTTAAAATCATATCTAAACCTAGAGTATCCTCTTTCTTGACCCGCTAAATTATTAAATGTAACATTTATTACTGATTGTACTCCTTTTACGTTTGCTATTAAATTAATAACCTCTGATTCTATAATTGGTTGGTTTATTTCCCATTTATCTACATTAAAATAATTTTTTAATTCAGATATACAATCTAATAAAACTTGTTGGTTACTATTATTTCTAAAAGTTGTAATTTCAAAATCAATTCCAAAATTAATTATAAAAGCATCCATTATATTAATAGAATCTGTTAGTGGTTTATAATAATTAAGATATGTTATTAAGTTTGTTTTTGTAGCATTATTACATGTAGTAAAATATTTATTTCTATCATACCCTAAAATATATAAATTTGAAGATATTTGAGAAGACTCTGTGTCTGAAGTTGTAGATTCTATATCTGTAGATTTTACAATATATGCTTTAGCTATATTACCATATAAAGAAGGCATAGATAGTGTTCTTACAATATAATCCTCTTTTGTTATTGTTCTTTGTTGAGCCGCAAAAGTAGCTGCTGTGTTAAGTTTTAAATCTTCAACAGTATCACCCGACCCACCACCTGTTGATGCTTCTGGGTTATTACATGCTAATGATTCTTTAACAAAAGAAACTAAACTACCATTTAAATTAGGTTTATTAGAAATATTAATTTCTTTAATTTTTGTTATAGTATTAGAAGGAACATTAGAATTTAATCCACCCCCAACTAAGTAATTAACTGTTAAGGTTGTATTTGAGGGTACTTTACCGTATGTTTCTGTGTATAGGAAGTTTGATGGGTCTATAGATTGATCTAATTTAGATCTTCCATCTCTGCCTCCTAGTCCTATATTATCAGGTACTGGGACTATTTGTTCATCTGTTTTATTTGAACTTCCACCACCAAACTGTATTTCTAACACTCCATTAGATGTAAATCTCGTGACAAATCTTCTTGGTACTCTTTTTAATTTTAATAAATAAGGTGTTTCATCATAAAATTCATATAACGTAGGACTAGTACCCTGTACATTTGATATATTTTCAAAAACTGTATCTTGTGCTAAATAAGGAACTTCTGTATATTCATTTCCATTTGAATCTACTATAGATTCTATTGATATAATATTACTATCTATTAAGTTTAAAATTAAGAATCTTTCTAAATTTCCTATTTCAAATGTTGTAGATTTTCTAGTAGCGGATATAGCTTTTACTGATTTTTTAAGTAAATAATATTCAGGATCATTTCCATCTAAAGAATAAACACTAACGTCTGTGGGGTCAAAAGAAGATGAATTACTAAATGCTACTGGGTTTTGTAATAAAAATTCTACCCCATTTGATGCTTCAAATGCTGTCGGTTGATTTATAGTTAAAGCATAATCAAAATCTGGGGTTTTATTGTCTGTAGGTCCTTTTGAAGGTATTAATTGAAATACATCTATATCTGTAACTGATGTTGATGTTACTTTTGGCCTATAACCTAAAGTATATGCTAGATGAAATAAGTTTGTTCTTTCTTGAACCGTGTCTAAAAATGTTTCTTGTAATTGAGTATCTACATAATAAGATAAAACGTCACCAACATAAGCAGCCATTTCCATAAACATTAAACCTGGAGATCCTTCTGTAAAATCATTAAAAGTATCAGGGTAATATGTTCTAGTAAATTCAACTAAGTCAGATCTAAAAGAATTAAAATCTTTATTAAGATATTTTATGTCTTTAATAGGTGTTGTATTTGATATTTTATTATAAGCCATGTTTTTTTATTTAATATCCTCCTCCTACATTAGGTGAAGGTGTTGAAGATTCACTTAAATTATTATCTTGCGCAAAATTAATTTGTATAGCGTCTTCTTCTCCATTATTTATTAATCTATAGAATATACCTACATATAATTCATGACTATCAGGTGATTTATCTACAGTTACATTTGTTAATTCAATTTGAGGGAGATAAAGGTTTATTTGGTTATTTATTCTTTCTCTTAAAGATTCTATATCTGTAAAATTTTCAAAAAGGTATTCTCTTAATCCCACACCAAAATTAGGTTTAAATACTCTTTCTCCTGGTTCTGTTAATATTATATTTAATAGGTTGCTTTTTACTTGTTCAGCTGTTTCGTAAGTAGAAAAGAATACACCTTCGGCATTAAATGGGAATCTAACACCTATCGCTCTCCTATTATCTATATCTATAGGATTTATTCTTATATAATCTCTTACATTTGCCATTTACTACTTTCCGTTTCTTTTGTTAATCGCGTTCATTAAACCACTGTAATCTCTTGTTACTGCTTTTGCTACTGAATCAGGCATGCCTGCTGTATTCATTGGTAAAGGATCACCTGTTGTAAAAGGTTGTGATAAACTTACAGGTGAATTTCCTGAGTTTAAATTTGTATCTCCTGCTGCTGTTTCATTTAATAAATCATTTAATGTGCTATTACCTACAAAATTTTGTTTTTGTTTTTTAATGGGCTTTTTACCCATTATTTTTTCTTTTAAAGATGATTGGGGTACTTTAGGTACTTCAACCATTCTTTCAGTATGCTCTATAATAGTTGGTTTTAATTCATCACGTAAATCTTCTTTAAGTGATTTAATTTCTCTGCGTAACGCATAATCGATTTCTTCTCTAACTACTTTTCTAATTAGATTTTCAAAAGTTTTTGCTTTCATGTTAATAATTAATGTTTGTTAATAAATATAAATTTTTTAAGCTCTATAACGCTTATATCCTACCATCTCAAAATTTATGTTGTATAATTTTTCTATATATTCAATTTGTTTTGTTTCTACTAAACTATTAATAATATCATCATATAATTTATCTAAATCTACTGAAAAACTATTTGGATCTAAAATTGATTGATTAGCTGGGGGTAATGTACCATTATTATATAATTCATTTGTTATTTGTGGGTGGATTTCTGACAAATCTCCTAATAATGGGTGATTGTTAAAGTTTTTTTCTAATGATGGTTTTTGTTGGTTTTCTTGTAAATTACTTGTATTATTTGTATTACTTATATTACTTGTATTACTTGTATTACTTGTGTTATTAGAATTAGTTAATGCATTTAAATCTGATTGTGATAGGGGATTTCCTATTTGTGTATCTCCTATTATAAGTGGTTCTGTTAATTTTAATGGATCGCCACCTCCTGCTGTTTGAGAATTTGTAGAACTACTACTAAAATTTGATGTAGAACTGTTATTAGGATTAGTTGTAGTGTTATTTGTGTTTAAAGAATTATCTTGGGGAAATTTATCTCTATTAGGTATGTTTGAATTTCCTAAATTATTAAAGGCATCTTTAATAGCTTGAGAAAAATCTTGTTCTGTAAATCCTGGGTATCCTATTTCTGCTAAAAATTCTTCAGGACTAGCTGATTTTGAATTTTCTTTAGCACTAGCTGTAGCGTTGTTTTTTGAAAATAAGATAAGCATTAATACTTCTAACATTTGCTTTAAAAATTTAATAAATGCTAAAATAGCTAAAATAGCACCTACTACTTTTAATATAGTAGAAATTAAATTCATTATTTTTTCTAAACCATCTTTTAAAAATTTTCCAACGTTTTTAGCTTTTTGTTCCATATTAGCTTTAAACCCATCAGCTTCTTCTCTTGCTTTTTTAGCAGCTTGAGTTACTGAACTATTAGCTTTATTACCCGGACCTGGATGAGAAGGAAACGTAGGTTTCATACTATTAGTTTGTGCTTCCAAAGATTTGGCTGATGATTCTTTTTGTGCTGCTTCCCCTTTTATTTTACCATCTTGTACTATAGATTTTGTTGCCCCCTTTAAAACATCTTTTCCTTCTTCTGATACTTTAAGTACTTCTTTTTGAATATTTAAAACTCTTTTTTGTGATTCAGCTATTTGGGCCTTAAAAAATTTAAAAGCAGCTATTTTTAATGCTATTTCTCCTAACCCACTATTAGTTACAGCTCCTAAAGCTGCTCCTGCTACTACTCCTTTTATTAAGTTATCAGCTTGTCCTTGTAACCCACCTAAAATACTACCTGCTTTATCTTTTACGGTGTTTTGGATTTTAGATGCTATTTCATTTCTTTTTTGTCTTAATTCTCTTTTTCTTTCTTCTTCTTGTATTTGTTCTTCAGTTAAACCCTCAGTGTCTACTGGTTTTTCTATGGGTACTTCGGTAGGTGTTATTTCTACTTCAGGTATATTAACTGTTGAAATAGAAATATTAGATACTAAATCTTGTGTAGCATCGAAGTCTTTTAAAAAATTAGAGGGTACATTATTTCCTGGTTTAAAAATATTTTGTAAAGTAATAGGATTAGGTAATATACCTTTTAAGTCAGCTATTCCCTCTTTAAAAGGAATCTGTCCATTAGGTAATTTTCCCGAAACACTACTAATAGTGTTTTTTATTTGACCCGTTAATTGTGATTGTGCGTTTAAACTTGACATTTTATTGTTTTATAAATACGTGTCTACTAATTATATCTTTTATCATTTTTCTAATTTCTCCTACACTATTAGCTTCAGGTTCTCCTTTACTATCGTACCAATCTTTTCTAATTGTTTCAAAAGCTTCACCTTTTGGTGTTGTAGGACCACCATTATCACCTATATGACTATAATCATCACTTAAAATATCTAATAATTGTTTAAATATGTCTAATATTTTATTTAATGTTTCTTGTGTTTTTAATCCTAACACAGCATTTTGGGTTGGATAATTTTTAGGTTTACCTTCAACGGTATCCATACCAATAAATATATTAGGTGAATTTAACATAATATAATTTTGAGTATTAGTGTGTTGATCTACTCTTGGGAATAATGTATTTAAATGTATACTACCATTTGAACTAAATGAAATAAAATTATGTGAAAACATATGAATATCTCCCCCCTCAAATGTATTAGCAGCATCTTTACTTTCTTCTGATCTTTGTTTTCGAGCATTAAAAATAATTCTATCTGCATTTAATAATACTTGTTTACCTTGATAATCATTAGGGTAAACAGGTGTTAATATGGGATTTTTACCACTATCTTGAATACTAGCTAATTCGTCAGTAATATTAAGTAAATTTTTTATTTCTCCTTTTAATTCTGCCATTTTTATTATTTTATCCTATTTCTTTCCAAGCATTACACACCCAAGGATTTTCATGGTTAGCTCTTACTTTAGCATGAGAACCATCGGGATGAACCCATTTACTACACATATTATTTTTATGGAAATGACAATTTTGACAGTTATTTTCTCCTGTTGCTAATCTATATCCATCAGGTAATGGT